TGTCAGACTTGGGATCAGTCTTTGTGGACTGAGTATAACTCTTGCATGACGTTTGCTCAGAGTATTGGGCTATGATAAACAATCACAAAGGTGAATGGTTCAAAATTATTGACGGCAAAAGGGTGCACCAGAACAGGTGCCTCTGTTGTAACAAAACTCATGCTGAGTTGAAACGAGACTTTAAAAGGTTTTCAGAACTCAGGCGTGATCTTGAACATGACTCAAAAACCAGAACAATGGTTCTTGCAGGATTTTCAGACTACATCGGTACTGAAAACATGGGCAATCATTATTGGTATACTTGGCATGGTGATCCTTGTAGGGGGTGCGGTGGTGCACCTAAATCAGTTGGTGAATTGTTCTTGGCAGTTTATTCTGAAGGCCAGTGGTATTGTAATGAATGTTACTCAAAAACCCCAGTTGATCCAAAAGGTCATTGGCCGTTTATGCCAGCTAATGATGATGAAGACTTTACTTAATGGCCAAAGAACGATATCATTAAGAGGAATCCAACGTATGATTCCTCCCTTAACTTAGCCCTCCTGAAAAGGAGGGTTTCTTTTTGTTTAAAAATCAGCGATAGTTGTGACAGTTATTCTTACAGTTGACCACTGAAACCAAGGTTTGAAGGATAAAAATATGCCTGCAAAGAAACAAAAAGGCTCTGATGCGAAGCTCCAAGTGCAGAGGCCTGTTAAGAATGGACCACCTGTTAAGCCAGAGAACTGGGATGGTAGGTTTAAATCAGTTGAGCCAATGGCCAATCAGAAGTCCAAAAGAGCAAAACCATATAAATGGAATCACCACACAACAATAAATTGGATCATGGGACAAGCAGACCCAGTTGGATTCCTTGCGGATGTTATGGCAGGGAAAGAGATCTTTAATGTTTACAAAGAAGATGGTGGGGAAATATCAAATGTCGGTAAGGTTGGTGCAGACCCAGACCTAAGAGTTCTGGCCGCTAAGACTCTTCTCGGTAAATGTGTTCCTGATTTAAAAGCAGTTGAAGTCACTGCTCAAATTGAAGAGAGAAAGGTGCTGGACATCAGCAGATTAAGTGATAATGACCTCAACACAATTGAACGAGTTCTTGAACACGCTGTCATTGAAACAAGTGAGAGCGGAGAGGATGAAGAGATCGCTGAAGGAGTTTACGAAGAGCTCATGGCAAACGATTGAGCCAGGACGCGACTTCTATGACAACTGGCACCTTGATGCAATCAGTGAGCATTTGCAGGCTGTTGTTGAAGGTGACATCAAGCGTCTTATAATAAACATACCACCTCGGCATATGAAATCAATATCAGTTGCTGTTGCACTCCCAGCTTGGACTTGGACCATCCAGCCAGAAAAAAGATTCCTTTTCGCGTCATACGCTTCATCACTTTCCGTCAGGGACTCGGTTAAGTGTCGTCGGCTTATATCAAGCCCATGGTATCAAGATCATTTTGGTGACAAGTTCGTTTTGACAGGTGACCAGAACCAGAAGCAAAGATTTGAGAACGACAAGACTGGTATGCGTATTGCTACCTCAGTTGATGGTGCGTTGACTGGTGAGGGTGGTGACATTATAGTTATTGATGACCCGCATAACGTGCGTGAGGCTGAATCATCAGCAGTTAGGGAAGGTGTTCTTGAGTGGTGGGATCAAGCTATGCAGACTCGTCTCAATGATCCTAAGACTGGTGCCTTTGTAATTATAATGCAGCGAGTTCACGAGAACGACTTGACTGGGCACATATTGGCGAATGAACATGACGATTGGGATCATTTATGCTTACCTGCTCGCTATGAGGTCGGACACCCAAGTGAGACAAAATCAAAACTCAACTTCACAGACCCCAGAACAAAAGAAGGTGAGCTACTCTGGCCAGAGAGGATTGACGAAACAACTCTCACCAAGTTGGAGCGGTCATTGGGTACATATGCCTCCGCAGGTCAATTGCAGCAACGCCCAATGCCGAAAGGTGGGGGAATCTTGCGATCTGAATGGTGGGTTCCATGGGAGAGTGATGATCTGCCCGANATTGAATATGTGATGCAATCTTATGANACAGCATTCTCAACAAAAGAAAAGAGCTCATACTCAGCCAGAACAACATGGGGTGTGTTCCGCAAGAATGGCCAGATAAATGTAATTGTTATTGAGATGTGGTATGACAGAGTCACCTACCCAGAGCTGAGGACATTAGCTCAAGAGGCATATGAAGAGTGGCAACCAGACGCAGTTATGATTGAAAAGAAAGCATCAGGCCAAAGTTTGTTGCAAGATTTGCGTATGGCTGGTGTCCCAGTTATTGAGTACAACCCAGACAGAGACAAAGAAGCTCGTGCCCATGCATCATCAGCTTTGCTGGAAGATGGAAGAATTTACTTTCCTGCAAACAAAAAATGGGCTAAAGATTTAATAGACATATGCGCTGCATTCCCAGCAGGAGACAATGACGATATAGTTGATACTTGCACTCAGGCATGGTTGCGTTTGCGCAAAGGTTGGTTTATCAGTCATTCTACTGATTATGAGGACGATGAGCCCACTGAGACAAAAAGGATAACGCTGTATGGCTAGACAACCGATACCATTCGCTGAAGGATCACCACCTGATGAACTTCAAGTTGAGGCTTTTGGCGATGATGAAGTTCTCATTGGCGACCCAGACCTAGATTTAACACAAGACATTGACAATGAGTTTGATTCAAACTTAGCTGAAGAGATCTCTGAAAAAGAGTTAAAATCCAAAGCGTCCTCCCTTATAAAAATATATGAAGAAGACCGCGAGGCTCGCTCAGACTGGGAAGAGCGATACAAAGCTGGTTTGCGTACTGTTGATCCTGATGGTGGCATGAGTGAAGAAGAAGATGCCAGAGCCAGTCGCGGTTTGAGCACTGTTGTTCACCCTATGATCGCGGAGGCTGCCACCCAGTTTAATGCCAGAGCTATCGCAGAGTTGTATCCTTCTGGTGGTCCTGTTAAAAGCATCATAGTCGGCAACCCAGACGAAGAAGTTGAAGAGCAAGCTCGTCGTGTTAAAGATTTTATGAATTATCAGATTACACAGGAGATGCCAGAGTATTTCCCTGATCTTGATAAAATGTTATTNCAGCTCCCATTGGTTGGCCATGCTTTTAAAAAGGTTTGGTGGGATGCTAATATGGATCGNCANTGTTCNAAGTTCGTTAAAGCTGAGGACTTTGTTGTTNCGCCAGAAAGCACAGACCTTTACACCTCNCAAAGATATACTCATTTAATCCGTATGCCTCGCAATGATTTTAATAAATATGTTGAGGCTGGTTGGTATCTGCAAAGTGAATACAGTGGCGATGGCATTGACCCATCAGGTGACACAACTGAAGATATTGAGGGTGTTGACCCATACAGCAATTCAGACGAGACAATGACTCTTCTTGAGATGCATGTTTATGATTCTTTTGATGGCATTGATGGTGCGGAAGATCCCAAAGACGACAGCAACGTTGTCGGGATGCCGTATGTTATCACAGTTGATTATGATGCAGAGAAAGTTTTAAGCGTCCGCAGGAACTGGGATCAAGAAGACGAGAAGATGAAACGTCTTGATTGGTTTGTTAGCTACCCATTCCTTCCTGGGGTTGGGTTTTATGGCTTTGGGCTTTATCACCTTATTGGTGGCCTAGGCAAAGCAGCAACAGGCTCACTTAGAGCTCTGCTTGATTCAGCTGCATTCGCAAACATGCAAGGTGGCTTTAAATTAAAAGGCAGAGTTACAGGTGGCGAACTCCAGATAAATCCTGGAGAGTTTGCTGATCTTGATGCGACTGTTGACGATGTTAATAAAGCAATAATGCCTTTGCCGTTTAAAGAGCCTAGTGGTGCGCTGTTTAATCTGCTTGGGTTTATAACTGAGGCTGGTCAGCGTTTTGCGAATACTTCAGACATGAATGTTGGGGATGTTAATCCCAATGCTCCAGTCGGCACGACAGTTGCTTTAATAGAACAGGGCAGCAAATCATTCTCAGCAATACACAAACGTCTGCATTATGCACAGGGTCAAGAGTTTAAGCTATTAGCCAAGCTGAATGCGAAGTATCTGCCTGACCAGTTTGAGTTCGCTATCTCTGGATCTTCAGAGGTGATTTATGCTGCTGATTTTGACGATCGCATTGATGTTATCCCAGTCAGCGACCCAAACATATTCAGCACAGCCCAACGCATCGCACAAGCTCAATCAATACTGCAAATGGCCAATGCCGCACCTCAGTTGCATAATATATATGAAGCCTACAAGCGCATGTATGAAGCCATTCGCATCCCGAACATTGACCAGATCCTTGTTGAGCCAAAAGAAGCAGTCAGGCTTGATCCAATTGACGAGAACATGAGTGTTATGTATGGCAAGCCCATAAGAGCTTTCCCTGAGCAAGACCATGATTCTCATATAGCAGTTCACATGCAGTTTATGCAAGACCCATCTTTGGCAGGTAATCCTGGAGCTGCAGCTATGCAACCTTTGCTTATTGCGCATATTGCTGAGCATGTTGCGTTGTTGTATCGTCAGCGCATGCAGGCTTCAATCGGAGTTCCGTTGCCAAGCATCCCAGACATCAGAGACCCAGACTTTGAGTTTGAGGATATTGATCCTGGAATGGATATGATTATATCCCAGAAAGCTGCACAGGTCGTAGCCATGTCACCCCAGATGGAAGCTATCAAACCTATAGCAGCATTAGCAGGACAGCAGCAACAGAACCCACTTCAGTATGCTCAACAATTAGCAGAGCTAGAAGCCCAAGCACTTCAAGCCAGAACACAATCTCAGATCGCTGCTGATCAGGCCAAAGCTAAGAATGCAATGGACATTAAACAAGCCCAAGCTCGTCAGGACATGGAAATTGAAATGGCCAAAGCCCAAGCTGATCTCCAAGCCAAGGTTGCTAAACTAGAAGCTGACCTTCAAATTGAGCGAGAAAAGAATGCAGCCAAACTACAGATGGAGATGATTAAAAATGGAAATGTCTAATGAGATGCCAATGCTTCCTCCTGAGATGATAGATGCAATACAAACTTTGATCTCAATGGGCATGACACCAGACGAGGCAATTAATCAGGTTGCAACTGAAGTTGACCCAAGCCAGTTCTCTGGCCAGATGGGTGGATTGCCACAAGAAGCTCCTCAAGGTCAAGAAGCACCAATGGACCAAAATCAAATGGCTCAATATCTTCAAAGCAAAGTTTCAGAGATAAGAAGCAGAACAGGTGGTTCAGCACCAATGGGTGCATTGCCACCGCAAGGTGCTATGCCACCACCTCAAAGATAGGAAACAAAGATGGCTGAGAAAAATGGTGCACTGTCTGCTTTTGGCGTAAAAGAGTTTGACGATCTTTCAGCAGGTTTTAATAGAGGCAACCCAGCATTTGGATTTAATGGTCCATCAAAATCAAATGTCACAGGTGCTTTGGCAAGTATTGGTTCAGCTGCTGCGAAAGCATCACCTATAGGTCAGGCATTCGGATTGGCAAATATTGCTGGTAATATTTCAGCTGAGCAAGCAGCTTCCGCATCATTAGGCAGAAGCCCTACGTATTCAGCTGCTATTTTAGGTGATACAATTCAAGGTGCATTAACAAATAACATGTCTCCATCTTCAATGTCAATGGCAAGATCGCAAGCTGACACAAATAAAGATGGCAGAGTCTCTGCAATAGAAGCCCAGAACTATGGCATGAATAAAGGTTTGACTGCTTATGATGTTGGCATAAATATGGCTAGGCCATCTGTTAATATGAACAGATCATTTTCAAATAGGCAGATGAGAGATAATCCACCAGTTGTTTCAAATTTAAATCCATCAAGCCTAGCCAACCCTGCGAACTATGCTAATAAAGATTATGGTCCATCATACTCATCAACAGCCTCTAGCACTCTAGAAGGGGTGAAAGACAATCTTGGCATTAACCCCAGCCCATCAAGCATAGCCAATCCCGCAAATTTTACAAATAAAGATTATGGTCCAGAAGGACCACCCAAAGGATTAGGCAATCAACCTCA